ATCATCTACAACACTACCACCAACACCATGCAGGGCCGGATCAACGGTGCCTGGGCGAACATGTAGTCTAGGTCAACGATGCGCCGATTGGAAGTCATCCTCTATATCAGCGCCAAAGAGAATATCATGTCCTTAGAGACGGGAAGAATCTGAATGCAGAAGTTCAAGCGTACATCCGGCGGCGGCATTGAATATCGTGGGCATACGTTCCCTGGATTCAACAAGCCTATCAAGTCGTCCAATCCTGCCAAGAAGAAGATGGTGCTGGCGAAAGAAGGCGATCAGGTAAAGCTGGTTCACTTCGGTGACGCTTCTATGGGCCACAACTACAGTGCCGCTGCCAGGAAGAGCTACATGGCTCGTAGCGCCGGTATCAAAGGCAAGGACTCCAAGCTCTCCGCGAACTACTGGTCTCGCAAGGTATTGTGGGCTGGGCCTTCAGGTAGCAAGAAGGCACCCCCGGCCTCCCAGAAGGTGAAGAAGTATGATTAGCGACTTGACGTGCAAGAAGCTGACGGCAGCAGGACTGGTATTTGACGGTCCAGGTAGGGTTGTAACGATATTCGCCCATACCGCACTGGCTGGCTCATTTCAGTTAAGAGATGGTGGTGCTGCTGGAGATATCTTGATAGACATATCGCTTCCAAACAACTCAACGACAGCCATCCCTCTTGGTGGTAACGGAGTTCGTTTTGATACGAACATCTATCTATCGGCTACAAATATTGACGCAATCACTGTCTGCTGGGGGTAATCATGAAGGGCCAAATGAAGATGTCGGCGCAGCAGCAAGGCAAGGTTGGCAAGGTCATGCACGAGTTCAAGGCCGGGAAGCTCAAGTCTTCCTCCGGTCAGAAGGTCACGAACCCGAAGCAGGGCATTGCTATCGCACTGTCGGAAGCTCGGAGGGTTAAGAAATGATCGGTCGATTCAGCATGGGGAAGCAGGTCGGCACCCCTTCTATGAAGAGGAAGCCTGCCAAGTCTGCTAAAGCCCAGTTCGGAGAGGGCGCGTACTCTAAGCCTACTGTCGCTCGGAAGTTCTCCAAGCTCCAAGCGCCGAAGGTAAAGAAGGGCTTCTAGTGGGATACACCAAGCCTCAGCTTTTTTCGGCTATTGGGTCTTTGTATGGGGACAGGCCAGCCCTTATGGAGGTATGCGATGTGCCAAACATCTTCGCTATTTTTCGATAGCTGTATCCAGCCTCAACAAGGGATTGGTACTCACTTCTTCTTGCCTCGTGAATCCTTCGCTTTGCGTTTGCTATTTTCTGAGAAATCCATCCGTGCCTCTCTCCGCCGAATATTGAGTTATCTCTCGGGCTCACCCATCGAAGATTGCTTGCGGAGTTGTTCGTCCGGATTCCGTCAATGTGATCGACTTGCGCTAGGTTCTCTGGATTTGGCACGAAAGCTTGAGCAACCAGTCTATGAATGTATTTCGAGCTCTGTCTGCCGAGGGATGCTCTCAGGTATCCAGTTGTATGGATTACTGGTTTCAGTATTTTTTGCTTTTCAATTCTCATCCTTTTCCTTAAGTTCTTTTGAGGGATGTCTGCCCAGTTTGACCGCAATCTCCCAAGGCTGCTTATCGAATACCTTCCATCGGTTCCTTGAATCTCGGCCCAGATCTCTTCCGTTTCGTGTTCCATTGAGTGGATTATTGCATTGGCGCACCAATACGGTCAATCGAAATTTTGATACCTTCAAGAGGTTCAGGTAATGTCTACTTCAGGCACGGCAACTTGGAACATCAACATCCTCGACATTATCGAGGAAGCGTACGAGCGGGTTGGAATTGAGGTCAAGGGTGGCTACGAGATCAGGACCGCCCGCAGAAGCCTGAACCTTCTGTCGATGGAGTGGGCGAACCGTGGGCTGAACCTGTGGTGCGTGGAGCAGGGGACTCTTGCTCTTACTGCTGGCACTGCTACCTACAACCTGCCTGACGACACAATTGACATCCTTGAAGGTGTGATCAGGACATACCCCGGTCAGACGAATCAGCAGACCGACATCGCCATCACCCGGATATCGTTCGTCACCTACAACACCCTGCCCAACAAGTTGCTTCGTGGCACTCCCATCCAGTTCTACGTTGCACGGGATACGACCACGCCTCAGATCACGTTCTGGCAGGTTCCTGACGATACGATCTCCAGGCAGTTCGTGTACTACCGCCTCCGCAGGCAGCAGGATGTGGGGACCAACGCCAACAACAATATGGATGTGCCGTTCAGGTTTGTTCCGGCGCTGATTGCGGGCTTGGCCTACCAGCTTGCTTGCAAGAGGCCGGAAGCATTCGCCAGGATCCCTGAACTGAAGGCGCTGTACGAAGAGGAATTCCAACGGGCTGCGGACGAAGATCGTCAGCGGTCTGCGGTCATGCTTGTGCCTGGAGGGTATGGCTGGTAATGTACGCTTCCGGTAAGCACGCAATCGCGATGTGCGACATCTGCGCTAGGCAGGTGAAGTACACGAATCTCAAGAAGTACATCTACAACCAGAGATGGAATGGTCTTCTTGTATGCGAAGAGTGCTTCGATATAGACAATCCTCAGCTTCAGATCGGCAGGTACGTCAGAGGCGAGGCTATTGCGCTGGAGAATCCAAGAACTGCTTCGCAGCAGAATCCGCCGACACGAGAGTATTTTGGCTGGAACCCTGTGCTGCCGAACAAGATCTACGTTACTCTAGGGCGGGTTACAATTACGGTCAGCTAGGGAGAAGGCATGCCAAAGTTCAAGAAAGAAAAGAAAGTCGTAAGGGCGCAGGCGGGGGCCTTCACTGGTAGTTCCCCTATGAAATTCCCTGACCAGGAAGTTCAGTCCCCCGAGAGGCAAGTGGCTGGCGCCCTTGGCAGGGGAATCACTGGAGCCAGTAGGTTTCTTATTGGGCTAATGGGTGGTGATCCAGATCTTCCTCAAAGGATTGAACAGGAAAAGCTGAACAAGCAACTTGAATCCACAGGAAGAAGGTCCTTGGATCTGACTAAAGGAATGACTGCCAGCATGCCGAAGCCAACTCCTCCGGCTTCTCGTCGTGGTGTATCTGGCAAGGCCTCTCCCAAGCCTGATGCTGTTGGCAATCTCTATATGGATGAATTCAAGAGCAGGTTCCCGGAGCCATCTCCTCAGCCTCAAGCCAATGTGGCTAGCCCCACGGCTGCTCCGCCTGCTCAAATGATCTTCATGCCTAAGCAGATTGACTTGTCTGACATCTTTGGTAGGCGCAAGTATTCTGAATCTGCCACCGCTTCTACTGGCACTCCTGCTGATATGGCGAAAGCCGCAGGCGAGATCCCCAAGACCAAGGCTGGCCTCAAGAAGTTCATGCAGGAGTACGGCAAGTTCATTGCTCTCGGCGCTATGGCTGGTCAAGGTGGCAAGGGCGGTCAGATCGCTGCCCCGATTATGGCGGCGCTGCCTGGGCTGATCGAGATAATGAAGAGCAAGAAGAAGTCTTCCGGGGGTGAACCTCCGAAGAAAAGCGAAGGCGGCGCTATCCGCAAATTCAAAGGAGGTTCCATGAAAGGGAACTCGAAGAACTCGATGGACAGCATGCTCACCCCCAAGTACGCGAAGGGTGGCAAGACGGACAAGATGGGCAAGGCTGCTGGTGAAATGCCGCAGCACAAGAAGATGGCGATGGGCAAGCCCACCCCGCAAAGCACTGGTCAGAAGTTCGCTAAGGGCGGCGCTGCGAAGTACGCTGGCGGCGGCATGTGCAAAGGCTACGGCATCTCGAAGAAGATCCGCCCGACCGGCCCGATGAACTAACCCTGGCGCTATCCTAGGAGAAGGCCAGAAATGACATACGCTGAACTCAAAGAGCAGATCAAGGATTACGTCCAGTCCGAGGAAGCCACGTTCCTCGCGAACCTGGATGTCATTATCCAGCTTGCAGAGCAGCGTATCAACAGGGATGTGAAGTCTCCAGACTCTCGAAGCACTTCTACTGGAACTGCGACTACTCAGACGATCACCACGCCTAGCGACTTTGTGATGCCACTGAGTTTGTTTGTGAGTATCGGTGGAATTGAGACTGGACTTCTACTCAAGGAGCCTTCGTATTTGACGGAGGCCTTTGGCGTAACCGCTTCGTCTGCTGGGTCCAGCGGATCTCCGGCGTACTACGCTATCCTGTCGGCTGGGGGTGGCTCTACGACAATTCTCATAGCGCCATCCCCTAGTTCATCTTTGGGGTACACCTTGTACTACTACAAGACCGCTGACACGATTGTGGGCGCTGATAGCAACACAACTTGGGTCAGCAACTACTTCCCGCAGACTCTCCTGTACGGCTGTCTTGTAGAGGCGTACACGTTCCTGAAGGGCGATCCCCAGATGCAGCAGCAGTACGAGAAGCTGTATCAGCTTGGTCTGATGGAACTCAAGAATGTCGCTGAGGACGAACAGCGGATGGACAACTACCGGAACCCCGATAGCAAAAGGAACATTGGCTAAACATGGCATTCACTGGTAGCTATGTAACGAACTCATTCAAAGAGCAGCTTCTGCTTGCTGTTCACGACTTCTCAACGGATGTCATCAAGATTGCCTTGTACTCAAGCGCCGCTACGATTGACAGTTCGACGACTGTCTACAGCACGACGAACGAGATTACCGGCACTGGATACACTGCTGGCGGAAAGACTCTGACCTGCACTGTCACGCTGACGGGCAACTACGCCATCCTCGACTTTGCCGATGTGAACTGGACTAGCGCCACATTCACCTGCCGGGGCGCTCTCGTCTACAACTCCTCGAAATCCAACAAGTCCATCTTCGTGCTGGACTTCGGCACTGACAAGACGGTATCCAGCGGCACGTTCTCTATCCAGTTCCCTGTTGCTGATGTGAACAACGCAATCGCTGTGATTAGCTCGGTGACAAACTGATGCCTCCCACATACACCTCAAACAACAAGATCAAGAAGATCGCCACGGGTGACGAGACGGGTACTTGGGGAACGAGTACCAACACGAACTTCGACCTGTACGACACTGCTATCGACGGCGTTGTCTCGATCTCTCTGTCTGGGACAAGTACTACCCTCACCATCTCCCCCGGCGCTGCTGCTAGCCCTGACGGCAGAAACAAGATTCTGATCCTGGGCGGATCTCCTAGCGGCACGCATACGATTACCATTGATCCGCCGGAAGTCGAGAAGCACTACTTCATCCAGAACAACACGAACCAGAGCGTCATCATCACACAGGGTAGTGGCGGGAGCGTCACTATTGCCGCTGGGTACTCTTCTGTCGTGTATTGCAATGGCGCTGGATCTGGTGCCGCAGTTGCTGAGGTATTCACGAAGTTCAAGACTACCGAGTTCAGCGCCGGAACATATACTTCTGCCGCTGCTCTTGCCGTAAAGCCTGGGACGAACTCCACTTCCGCCATTGCCTTCCAGACTTCTGGTGGCACTCAGATTGCCGCTATCGACAGCACGAACAGCAGGTTTGGTGTGGGAAGCATTGCTCCGACAGCGCCATTCTCTGTCTCTGGCGCTAACTCCATATCCGCCCCTTCCTTTACTGGAATTCACTTGATTGGCGATGGAATCACTACTAGCTCCAGGATCTCCATTGACGGAGTTGGTAATGCTGGTTGGTTTCTTGGGAGGCTCTGCCTTGGCACTGCATCGTCTCCGTCTGCGGTACTCTCTTCGGCTTTCCTTTCTGCCTTTACTGGTCGAGGGTATCTAACCAGCGCATACTCTACGAGCGACTTGGGTCAGGTTGCAATTCAGGCCGAGGAGAACTACACGAACTCCACTGCGGCTACCGGGATCGTTTTTAGCACCACCGCTCCTGGGTCTGTAGCTTTTCAGCAGGTAGCCAGGATTGACGGCGGGGGTCGCTTCATTATCGGGCAGCAGGTCGCTGGCGGTCTAGGCAACCAAACCTCTGGCCCCAGTGTTGGGATTGAGCTTCAAAGCACTACCAGGGCTATTCTTCTCTCCCGCATGACGACGACTCAGCGGAATGCCATGACTGCCATCAAGGGAATGATTATCTACAACACCGACACGGACACGTTTCAGGGTTGCTATCAAATATCTCCATCTGTTTTGTGGAAGGATCTCTAATGCCAACGAGCTTCTCTTGGAACATCAAGGTCATGACGGTAAAGCCAGTCGAGGGTAGCTTGACTGATGTCGTTATCGTAGTCTACTGGGATCGGCTTGGATCTCGCGTCAGCAACAGCGTTACGTACAATGCGTCTCGCTCTGGCATGTCCAACCTCGGCACTCCGGATCCGTACAACTTCACCCCCTACGATCAACTGACAGAGAATCAGGTGATTGGCTGGGTGGAGACTTCTCTCGGCACTGAGCAGCTTGCCCTTATCGATGCCAGTATCGACAAAGACATCGACAACCAAATCAACCCACCTGTGGAGGTCCTGCCGCCCCCGTGGCAGCAGTAATTCTATGCACGCTGACTTCATTTCCAAGCTCCTGCACGGAGTCACCGCAGCGCACATGCTGCACCTGATGACGAAAGGCCCCGGCGCTTATGCTCGGCACAAGGCTCTCGGGTCTCTCTACGATGGGCTGTCTGATGCCGCCGACTCTCTTGCTGAAGAATGCTTCGGTGTTCACGGTGTGCCTACGTCATTCCCTAGCGAAAAGTTTGTCTGCCCCAAGGATCCTGTAAAGTTCGTCTCTGAACTCTACGAGTACGTCACCAGGAACCGCAGCCAGATGGGCGACGAGAGCCACATTCAGAACTCTATCGACAGCATCCTTACGTTGCTGGCAAGCACCAAGTACAAGCTCGAAAACCTCGCATAAGGAGCGCCATGTCTTTCTTCGGGAAACTCAAGTCCATCTTCTCTCCGTCGAAGCTGGCTGTCGTTAAGGGTGTTGTCGGCACCGTGTACCCTGTTGTAGAACTGATTGCCACCATGACCCCTACGAAGGCTGACGACGAGATCATCGCCTGCGCCAATCTGATCGGGGTTAAGGACTTCATTCTCTCTGAACCGGGTGAATCCGGTAAGATGCTGAAAGAGCTGGCAATCAAGGCTGCTCAGAAGAAGATGAAGAACGTGCCAGTCGAGGTCATTGCCAGGGCGGTTGAAGCAGCCTACCAGCAGATGAAGGCCAAAGACTCGCTTTAAGGAGTTTGTGTGCCGCTGATTAAGATTCAGCCAAGACAGGGGATCGTTAGAGATCTTACGAACTACGCTAACGAGGGTGGTTGGTACGACTCGGACAAGGTCAGGTTCCGCCTGGGGTTTCCTGAGCAGATCGGTGGCTGGGTCAAGTACGTCACCTCCACATTTCTCGGCACTTGCAGGAGCCTGCACCAGTGGTTCACTCTCGACCTGGAGACCTACCTTGGAGTCGGGACGAACCTGAAGTTGTATGTAGAGACCGGGAACACCCTCTACGACATCACCCCTATTCGCAGAACGGTCACGCTTGGGTCCAACCCATTCAACACCGTAGACGCTGGCAGTAAGTATCTACTCGTCAGCGACACAAGTAACGGCGTAGTACTCAACGACTTCGTCACATTCTC